TTATCTTTGCAAGAGTTGTGGCCACGAAAAACCTTTGGAGAATGCGTGTGTGATAGAGATGGACCATCAGCATGATTATCGCAACTATCGCGGATGTATAAATGGTTTTTACATTATTAGATGTACTCAATATGGATGTGAGTCTTTTCTAAGGATATTTAATCCCGAGAGTCAAGCCTGTACCAATGAAGGCAAACATCACCTAGAAGAAGAGTAAATCATCATTGATATGCCTATTTGCATTATTTGCATTTTTTTATCTTATCTTTCTATTTTTCTTATTTTTCTTATCTTTATTTATACTTTATTAATATTTAGAGTAGTAAATTAGTTAATCTAGATGGATAAAATAAAATTATTATTAAATAAAAAATTGAAAAAATAAAATATAAAAAAATAATTATAAAATCAAGTATAAGAAATCTAGACAATAATCTTCTAGGATGCAAAAGACTTCAATTCATAAACTAATTGATAAATATGCAATTACTACTGATAAACATAATGTCTTATCACAACCTGGTATGAAATGTTGTTCTGGTAAGTGGTTTATTCCTGATGATTTCTATCCTAAATTCCAAGATGAGCTTATTTCGCATCTAGAAAGGAATCCTAAAGCGGAATTGCATTTTCTAGAGAAGCCTAATGAATTTTATAATATGGTTAAGGTGGATGTTGATTTACGTTTTAAAGCTACTGAAGAAGAATTAAAACAAAAGAAACAGCCAGAACGGCGTTATAATGATGATTTGGTAGCCCATCTAATAAACACTATTGTAGAGAATTTAATGGGTATAATCGAGGTTCCGGATACATATAAGATTTATGTCCAAGAAAAAGCGTTACCACGTATTATACATCAAGAAAAAATAATCAAAGATGGTATTCATATTATAATACCTGATATTGTTATGTCTAATACCGCACTCTATTATTTGCGAGAAAAGATAATTGCTGATGAGACATTGAAAGAACTACTAGGTGAGATTGGAAATCTTACAGCACTAGCTGATGTTATTGATAAACGTATCATCTGGCCTAATCCATGGTTTATTTATGGTTGTGGCAAACCTGACGATAATGGTAATTATTATAAGGTTAGTACCATTTATAAGGTGATTAAGGATGAGAGCAATGAGGATGGATATGATATGCATCTCCTAGATACTACTAAGCCTCTTCGGGAATGGACCAAACTATTTTCCAATTTTGGCAAGGTTGATAATGTCACCTACACAATGGAATTTGATGGTGAAGTATCACGTTACAAGAATGATAAAAATAATAAGTATATTGGTAAAGATAATGAGGCGATGATGAAATTATATGTCCAAGACATTGGTAATTTCCGCCGTGCATCTACTCTCACCCAAGCTGAGATTAAACCATATCTCGATTGTTTAAAGCAGAAGCGTTATGATGATTATGAGGATTGGTGTCGTATTGGTCTTTCCCTATTCAATATGGATTATCGCAATTATGACTTATGGCGTGTTTGGAGTACCCAATCAGATAAATATAATGAAGACGCCTGTATCAAGAAATGGTATAAGGAATTTCCAAAGGCGAGTAAGTATAATATGGGGTTCAATAAGATAAAGGAGATGGCTAAGATTGATAATCGAGATAAATTTAATCAAATTATCAATATCAATAAGAAGCATTTCTTCCAACGATGGCTTCAGGCACATATGGATGAGAAAGATATCTATGTTAAGAATCTTAGTATTAGTACAATTACTCAATTTATCCATTGCTATATAAAGGATTATGCATCATTCAACATTGCGTGTGCTCTTCCAGGTGGTGCGACATCTGTATATTATAAGTTTGATAAACACAAATGGACAGAAGATAAAGCAGCTAATAAGATTTATCTCTTGCTTTCGGATACAATTAAGAAGGAATTAACTGATATCCATATTGATTTGAAAGAAAAGATGATAGCATCCCAACGTGCTGAGAATGAACAATCTAAAAGCCGTAATGCGCGTGGTGGTGGTGATGGTGGTGGTGGTGATGGTAGTGATGATGATATACAAAGCGAGGCATCTTATCAACGACTAATCCGGGATAACCGCGCGCAAGTTGTAAATACGGAGCGCCTTGCAGATGAACAGAAAGATAAGATATACACCCGCCTACAACATGAAAAATGCAGTGCAATTATACAATTCATTGATAAACTCTCTAATAAGAAAACCATCATTGAAGATTTAAGCCAAAAATGTTATGATGAGGATTTCTATAAGAAGCTAGATGTCAATAATAACGTATTTGTATGTAATAATGGTATTCTGGATTTAGACACGTGCATATTCCGTGATGGCCAGCCGAGTGATATGATGACTATTTCTAGCAATATCGATTTTCCAAAAGAGATGGATACAGTGGATGCCCAAGAATATATGTGCGCCATTCAGGAGTGGCTAGATAAGATATTTCCCGATGATGAAGTACAAAATTATGTGATGAATATAATGGCGTGCAAATTATCTGGTAATCTAGGTCTGCTAGGTGAACGTTTCCATATTTTCACCGGTTCGGGTGCCAATGGTAAATCCCAATTCTTCAAGCTCATTAAAGAGGCTTTTGGTGATTATTACCTAGCTGCTGATAATACTCTTCTCAATACTCCAAAACGTGATCCTAATAGTGCGAGTCCTGCGATTGCCATATTAAAGGCTAAGCGGGTGGTTTCACTAACGGAGCCGAAAAATAACATTCCGTTTGAAAGTGATAAGGTTAAGGAATTAGTTAGTGGTGATCCGCTTACTTGCCGGCACTTGAATAGAGACCCCATTCAGTTTATTCCACAGTATGCGCTGTTCTTACAGTGTAATGATATTCCAAATAATGAATCTACCGATGATGGTTTTTGGCGTAAGATTTTCATTGTTCCTTGTGAATCGAAATTCATCTTGAAAGATGAAGATATGTATAAGTTGAATGATCCTGTCAAATTTCCGAATCATTTTCTGGGGTGCGACCAGGCACATTTATATAAGGATTGGGCGCCATATTTCCTGTATCTGCTATTTGAAAGATACAAAGTTCTCAAAGATGCCGGATTCCGGTTCCCGGTGCCGGAGAAGATGAAGGCGGCTACACGTAATTACCAAGAAGAAGCTAGTCCCTACACCCAATTCTTTCATGATAAACTGGAAGAAGTTCCGGGTTACAAGGTGGATGCTGCTACATTATATTCAGAATTTCAAGCGTTTGTGGGTCGCGATTTTAAGACCCAGAAGCCAGTATTCTTGAAGCAAATGGAGCGGATGATTGGCAAACCCCGTGGAAAGAAGAAGGAATATTATGGTTTCCGCATTTTCAATACACCCGGAGAATTGATTGAAAGCATGGATGCCAATGACGCCAGAGCACATAATAGCGATGGCGAATGAATTTATTCAAAAATGCACAAAAAATAATAAAAACATACAAAATCAATAAATCAATAAATCAATAAATCAATAAAAAATTATCATTGTAACTTTGGATTAAGACAAAATATTACTAAATAGGAAATTCAACATTCCCATTATCACTACTGCAATAACCAATCCAATAATTATTCTATAATATGTGTTCCCCAAAGAATCTGTATTAGTAATTTGATTCATAAAGCTAGAGAAATCATTCTGATTAATATTTGTTTCATTTTGTTTTTTTGATAATTTTTCTGTATTATCATTCATTAATTTATTCTTATATACCATATTTTCATTGTTATTTTTTATTATATCTTGCTGTTGTAATTGAATGCTACCGCGGTCTGCGAGTGATGTTATAATGGTATCGGCAGTTTGCATCATATTATCAACCTGCGAAGTTATGCTAGGTATAGCATTTATTACAGTACTGGTTGCACTATCTAGCATAGGTTGGTAATTGATATTGCTCTTGCTAGTTATATATCCATCGGACATAATATTACTACAGGTGCTAGGTGTGCCAGTAGCATTTATACATTTCAAAATATTGGTATTATCCAATGCTAGGCATTGATTTTGTTCTTGACGATAACGCCCATTTGAATAATCACCCCACATAGAACACACTTGTCCTTCATCATTCATTACAATAGGTGTATCTAGAGTTGTGTATCTATTCAGTAGGGATTGAAGATTAGTTAGTTGTGTTTGTAGAGTATCCCGAGTAGTAGAATCCGATACGCCAGATAATTGATTATCGATGGCTGCAGATAATGCCATAGGATTTATTGCTTGTGGTATGGTGCCAAGTGCTGTTGTGGTTTGGGGTATTGTTGTACTGTCAGAGTCAGTATTATCATCAAATCCTTCTCTAGAGGTATTTAACCAATATCCTATACCAATAGCTAGAATAAGAATTATAAATGTTAGGAATATATGTTCTGTTTCTGTTTTCATATCCATCTGCTAGTTTCTTGTTCTAGTTTCTTGTTCTAGTTTATACTTTTTAGTTTCTAGTTTCTAGTTTCTATTAAGATAATTAGAAATTCATCTACAAGGGTTTACAAGCATTTGCGATATATGTTATCCACATTTTCCATATTATCTAGAAAATTACGAATACTGGTTCCCGCAAAGGGGTCTTGCTCTGGAACCTGATTCTGGGAGTATTGTGATAAATACCAATTACGCCATCCCATTTCGGGGATTCCAGTAGGATATGCTGTGGTGCATTCTGTATCCTCTTGAGGAATACTTGCAGCGCTCCTAGAACAAGTTATTAATGGGGAATACTTATTAAAATGCTGATGGAAATTATGAACTGGTCCAACTCGATGAACCGGCATTCCACTCATTCGTACTCGCGGGCAAGTATCAAATATAACCGGTAAAAAGGCTTCACTTTTTTTGCTATTTTTAGAATTACTTGATTTGCCAGAATGCACAGCCGGTGTTTCCTGATATAAATATAATCCTAGAATGGCTAGTAAAGATGCAAATAATAATCCAGATATAAATGTGGTTTCCATAGCAGAGAGTGGTATGCAAAGTCTAATATAAAACTAGAAATAAATCTAATTCTAGAATAAAGCAATTCTAGCAACTAGGCAATTCTAGCAACTAGGCAAAGTGATATAACAAGGCAAAATGAAAAAATTAATCTATCGTGATGATACATACTACTTATCTGATGAATCTAGCGACCCAAAAGGCAAAACCCGTATTCTCAAATACAAAGCCAGTCCCGAAGAAATGCCACATACCCATTTTCGTGAATATGTAGTAGTCTATGGTAGACAGACGTGTCCCTATTGCCAAAAGACTTTCAACCTGCTAGAAAAGAAAAAACGAAAATTCATATTTGTTGAACTAGATAGTGAACCTAGCAACCTCTTTGGAAAAGACGCCTTGCTAGGAATATTAGGTGCCGATATCAAAGGCCAAACCACAGTACCAATTGTATTTGATAAAGGCAAATTTGTAGGTGGTGCTAGTGAAAGTGAAAAGTATTTCTAAGCCAAACCTTCTAGCCACATATTCCATTCATCCACGCTCTCCCGCTCTTGGAATATGCGTGATTTTCCCGTCTCGATTGCCCGTTGTATCTTATGTCGTAAACGCGAATTCATTGCCACTCGAGCTGCAATCTGTGCATAATCTTCCGCAGACCCCACTATACATTCACAATCCGCCATATCCATTTTGCCATACAATCCATAGGTAAAACGACCGTGCAATTGCGTACTAGGCCACGTGATAACTGGTATATTATAATCAAACGCTTCAAATGTAGTATTGCACCCACCAAATGGGAACGGGTCTAGACAAACATCACAAATTGCCACCAGATTCAAAAAGGCAGTTTTATCTACAGCAGGTATCCATCTTACTCGTCCAATATTATCATTACCAATAACCCTATGTAACCGTGCTAGATGACTACGACAATATGGAAATCCATTGGAAAGCAGAATGATACCCTCTCTATCTAGCTGTAGAATACGCGCCAATGCGCTTTCAAATTCGGGCGATATTTTATAAAAAGTTTGCAAACAACAATATAAATGCGCTCCCTCTGGAAATCCCAATTCTGCAGCAGTTTTAAATTTATATGATTTTGCTAGAGTCGCGTTATTATCAATGAAAATAGTATGGGGTGAAAAGTAATATGTTCCTAGTGATTTAAATAAAATCAATTTCTCAGTATATCCAACCGATGCAGAATCCAATTCAAACCACCTACTAGAAACATAGTAATCAATGGTATCAATTCCACTAGTTTCAGAATGCCCCCATGTGGTTATCTGCACCCTCGCAAGCCGAGAATACGCTAGTAATGTAGGTAGCACTTTCATACCTAAATCCGGATATATTATAATGTCTAATTCTAGCGCTTCTAGTTGCCGTCTAGCTGTCAATAAATTACTGCCAAGATGAATATACACCGTCTTATATTTCTTTATAAATACATCAGCTAAGATACCTCGATATGCTTCAACCGGGGCAAATCCAGCAATATAGATATCAAATCTCGCGCGATCTAACTTGCCAATAATCCCTATGCGATCTCTCAATACGCTAGAATCTGTTGCAAAGGAATCCGTAATGAAGCATATCCGTTGCTTTCTTTTTTCCCTCGCACTCATTTTTCCATCTTTGTTTTTAAGAACAACTTCGGCTATCCGAGGGCTGTAATAATTTACCCACGGTGCAATCTTTCGAATCAATAAATGATACTTATCTAGCAACACTTTATTATTCCGATTATGGTATGCAGCTGCATATGGCATACAAGTTTCATTACTAGCAAATAGGAATTCTTCTTCTGTTATAGTATAATCTACCGGCCAGCTAGAAATAAAATAATCTAGCATCTGCATATACAATCCACGAATACGCTCCTGTTCTTTATAATTTTCAATATAATACGGAATCTGTAAGAAATACCAAATTATTACATCCTTTGCATCTAGCGTAACCAAATTCTTGAATAACCGAATATTCCAATCTAAGCTAGAGGTCGCACATCCACCTCCACCTCCAATAAGGATATCTCGTTCCCCTGGTGGGCTACAATTAGCCACCAATTGGACTATATCATCCCGCAAATGTTGAAATAAAAATCCCATTGGTGTGTTTCTAGGATCTAATTCAGTAGTGCTAGTTATATCACGTATGCCATTAATTAATTGCTTGAATATAATGCGGATTTTCACACCAAGCTCTTCTGGTGTCAAAGCGGGATACCGAATTTTTATTATTTTATATATATATTGGTCTAGGTATGAATTCAGCATATCATATTCTAATGCCTTTTGAACTACATAAAAAATTGAAAATAAAACCACTTAAAATACACATTATAATTACTCTAGTTAAGGCAATAAACTATGTATAATAGTATGAATAATGACACGGCCTTATGGGATAGTGATTCATCTACAGAGAATTATACAAATGGATGTAATACATTTCCTAATGGTAATGTTATGTTAGGTAGACATATCCCTCTTATTAAAGATGATGAAGAAGGTGTATTACGTACGGATTCATTCCGAGAATATCTAGAGCGTGTAGAAGATTTTGAAGACCTACGTTCTATGTTTATATGTATGATTCTTGACCTTAAAGAACGGGTGAAAGGTTGCGAACATTGCGAAACCTGTTCCCAGGTTATTGAATTAGTAGAATTAAATATCCGTATGTGTAAAAAAATTAGCAAACTAGCGCACGGGTTTGCTAATGTATTTATCCACCTAGTAAAAGGCGCCATTCCCGAAAAACTTAATGAAAACTCCAAACACCTACTAAACGTTGCATTTATCTTGCTTGTTAAAAATTCTAAATTTCCTGACGTCCAATTTATCTATGATAATTTCAAGGCCTTTATCAATGTAGATGCATTTGAAGGTCTTGCATTACGTCTAGCTATTCAAAAATATAAACCTGCGGAAATTCGTATTATGTTGAAGGAATGGGGTTGTGATTTTACAGTTCGCAACCATCGGTGTATTATCCGCGCATTTCATTATGAAAAGTTTGGAGTGGTACGTACCCTAATAGAACTTGGTAGTAGTTATAAGTATTATTTACAGGAAGATCTATCTACAATTGAATATCAAACATTTCAGACAGTGATAGATAAATATCTAGCACGCCAATTACCAGAAGCCACCGACCTAGAAAAAGAATTGCATATTGTGGGAATGATTAATGATTTCCGACATATACTTCTAGCCGAAGATGCTGTAGCTGCGGCAGCAAACAATGAAGAAGGTAATGATGATTATAATCCAATTTCAACAGATTACTTTCTAGAAGACTTTATGCAATATTTCTATGAAAAAACCGGCACCACTCCTAGTGAAAGGAATAAGAAAAAGAAGAAAAATAAAAAACGGAAAAATAAGAACAAATCCATACAACCAGAAGCACAACCCGAAGCACAACCAGATACACTAGATCAAAATACTAATGAATATGATGTAATGAATGATGAAACATTTAATCTAGAAGCTACTAGCATAGTTTCTAAAGAGAATAATAAGGAAACCATCATTCTAGATACGTATTACACCGACAAGATAACTGCCGAAGTACCATACAATCAAATCCATATAGGAAATTGGCAATCGTCGTGTTCTATGCAAGATACTAGCTTCTGGGATAATCACTTCTGGAATGTATTTACGCAATATTCCTACTAAAATCATAGATTTTTGACATTCCTTATCTCATTTTTTGTTTTTTTATCTACAATCCTCTGGCATAATTAAAATATCTAACAATTTAACAGAAAATAGCTGCAATTTCACCATTATATTAAAAAGAATGCCTAAGGTTGCTATTCTAGAAGTACATCCTATTCTAGATGATGCCAAGATATCCACTAAAGAAGGTTGCTACTTTCCCGAATCTCATTATCGCAAGGTCATCACATCCAACACAGATGTGTATGGTATCCTAGAAGATGGTACCCGGCAACTCCTCCTAAAATTTCGCAAAGGTATAATCCCTCAGTCCATCTGCCAAGCAGCATATCACGCATTAGAGGCACACGCCAAACATAAGAATTATAACCGGGGCGCAGCAGCTGGAAAACTCAATTCTAACAAACTTCCTAAATATGTCGGTAAAATAACCAAGCGGGAATCTTTCCGGGTTTTCTACAAGACTCATGCCGGTCGCAAGACTAAGGATAATATTGGTAATATGGCAATGAGTAATATCGCGGGATATTATGATAAACCTGACCGCAATGCTTATTCACAATCTAGCCAAGCTAGAACCATGCACTCTAGAACCATGCACTCTAGAACCATGCACTCTAGAACCACGCACTCTAGAACCAAGCACTCTAGAACTAAGAATAATAAAACTAGGAAGCCCGGACACGATATTCACGGTAATCCACTTTGTCGGACCACGCAATTTACTAAAGAAGAAGTTGCTAAGTGGGCTAACACAGTTCCACTTAT